CCGTGACGTTGGACGCCTTCATGGCGAAGCCAGTCCAGTTACCCGGTCCACCAGTGAACCAAACCGAGATCGGGACCTGTATCACGCCAGCATCCGGGCGGACGAATACCAGTGGTGGGTCTTGGCTGGTGATGGCTCTGGCAAACACCCCCGACGCATCGGTAGTCCCTGAATACGATCCTTTGGTCAGCATGCACAGCCTGGGCGCCTCGGAATCGATCTGAACAAACGCGTTGTCGTTGATGCTTTGGAAGCCATAGCTCATGTCGAAAACCTTATCGCGTAAGCCTTGGCAACAATCCTTGTCTGAGTGACTGACGCGCTTGCTGATGGATTTTTCGCTCTGACGACCACCTGCCCTACTGCTGTGGTGACGTACGGGTAGGACTTGATGTTACCCAAGCCGTCGTTCTCAGCCGATTGCACATCCTGTGCCCTCGTCGGGATGATCATGAACACGCAGTTGGCCGGGTTAAATCCCGGAATGTTCAGCGTGATGCTGAGCGTAGGACCACTGAAGTCGATCACGCCCTGCCAGATCACCTGGTAGGTAAAAGTATTGGTGTCCATGGATAGGCCACCGTTTTCATCAAAAACGCGCAGACCAAATGAAGCCATGGTTTACCCCAGATAGCCGAGACGGACGCGCAACACGTTGTTGGCGTCGTAGACCGAGACGTTGAGCGAGTTGATCACCAGCCGGCCCTGTCCAGGGACAATGCCGTTGATCTCCAGCGTTCCGTCTTTATTGAGAATCCAGCCCTGCTGGCCGGCGATGTAGTTGGTCGAGCTGATGTAGCTGCCGATCTTGGCGTTGGTGATGGTGCCGTCTTGGATGAAGGCCTGATTCATGAACACTTGGCCGCCCTGCACTGCAAACGGTACCGAGATGGCGCCGCCTGCCATGGAGTTGACGATGGCGAACCGATCCGCGCTCACAAGGAACTGGCTTTGCAGACCGGCCCCGGTGTTCTCGATGCCGAGACCGATACCGGCAGCGACATACTGACCGCCAGCAGTGACCTGCATCTTCACCGACCACATGGTTGATAGCTTGCCGTTGGTGTCGGCGAACGCGGTGGCTGTCTGCTGAATCGCCGCAGTGTTTACGTTAATCGCTGAGGTGTTCGAGCCAATCGCTGAGGCGTTCTGCGCTACAGACACGCTTAACTGATCGGTCTTCGTGACCATCGCCGAATTGTTGGTGGCGACCACCTGCTCCAGCTCGGTGATGTTCGCTGCGTTCTCGCCAACCTCTGCGTCTAGCGTGGTCAGCCGCTGAGCCATTGCATAGTTTTCGGAGGTCCGAACTTTCTCTTCGGTAGCAATCGAGGCGGTACTCGTCCACCCCTTCATCGCGTCCGCCAGATCCCCCTCCCCGTTGTCGTCTCTCGACGATGCCCGCAACACCTGGAATGCCGTCGCTTGAGAGGTGACCACGCCGTCGAGCTCTGTAATCTCGGCGGTGTTAGTAGCGACCTGCTGCGCCAGTCCATTGGCCGTCTCTACTGTTTGGCCAACGTCGAGCCAGTAGGCAGCGTTCGGTGGCGGAGTATTGAGCGGCACGTTGCCGGTCGCCTGATAGATCCGCTTGCCCACTACCACCAGGTCGTATTCAACGTAGGTGATTTCCGGGTCATACCCCTTGAGGCCGTCGAGCGCATCGATCTGCGCCTGAAGCCCGGGGATCTTCTCGATTTCAGCCAACAGGTCCTCGCCGAGTTCCGTCTCGGTGATCTGTCCGGCGATCATTTCTAGAATGTCTTCGGCGTCTGCGCTCGACTGCCCCTGCACGCCGATGCCGATTGGATGCCACGGCCCGATGTTGCCGATCTTGTCGACGATGCGACCCCAGAAATAGAACGTTACGCCGGCGGCCAAGCCAAGCATCGAGAAGTCGCTTTGCGGATAAGCCAGGTCGGTCAGCTTGGTCGCGGCCTCAAGACTGGTGGTCGACCCGTACCAGATTTCAGTTCGCTGGCTGTCCTCGGCACCAGCAGGGAAACCCCACTTGAGATAGATGCCGAACAGCAACGGCGTGGCAGTCAGATAGCTAAGCGCCGGTGGCAACCCCTCCTTGCCCTTGAGTTCGGTAAGAATCGAGTTGCGCCAGACCGACGAGATGTCGAAGGCGCTGACCGCGCGGACGCGAGCCACGTAGGCCCCGGCGTAAATACCGACCACGTCCACGCTGGTCATCCCGGTGCGCGGGAGCTTGATCCAGTTGCCGCTGTCTTTGCGCCACTCCACGTCATATCCGACGGCACCAGCAACCGCTGGCCAAGTAATGCTCATGGTCGCGACGGCAATACCCTGGGAGATAACCGAGGTCGATGTCAGGGTGACGCTGGCCGGCGCTGGAACCACGGTGATCGGAATCACGCTGATTGGGCGTTCTTCCAGTCGTGCGCCGGTATCAATGTGCGCAAACTTGCTCGGGTCGTACTGGATAGCGGAGATTTCAAATACGCCAGGCTCGGGACGTGAAACGCTGGTCACGCGGTACAGCGGCACGGCCAAATCGTCAGCGTCGAGCGCCCAGACAAGCTCGCTCTCCGGCACTGCTGAATAGGCGACAGTGACAGTAACTGCGCGCCCCGCCACGGCCTGCACCGTGCGCCCTTCGCACTTGCCATTGGGCAGGTTCAGGATCAGTCGATCGCCCGCCTTGGCCTGTGTGTCGCGGTCGAGGGTGATGGTGCGGCCAGACACCGTGGAGATTCGCCCACCGATCGCACGGCCCGCCAGCAGCTCGTCGGCAACGGGAATAACGTAGCCAGGCAGAGGGATGCGTCCGTCGAGACCGACCTTGAACGTGATCCCACGATCCTTGGAGTTCGTCAGTAGCGCCCACTTGCCCCGGCGTTGCGCCTCCGACTCGCGGGTGCAGCCGATTGCGCTGATCTCCAGTGGGTTGTCGCCGTAACGGCGCTGCAGCTTCGGATCGGTCACCGACGTGACATCGGTGTCGTAGTTGTTCGCCGGGTTGTCGTAACTGATCAGGGCTCGACTGTAGCGGGTGCGCTCTGACGCGCTCGAGTAAGTGAACTTGCCGTCAATGACGTTTGCCCGGGTATAGGCGAAGTCGAAGTCGGTTGCGCGCGGCATGTCGGACAGGCTGAACAGCTGCCCTTGCGCCCAGTAGGTCATGCCGCGATAAATCGCCGAGATATCGCGCAGCAGGGACCAGGCGTCGGCCTTTCCTTGCAGGTTGAGATTGCAGATAAAGCGCGGCTCCTGCCCGCCCTTACCGTCCGGCACCAGTTGGTCGCAATACTGAGCGATCCGGTACAACTCCCACTTGTCGACCATCCATGGCTTGATGCGGCGGCCCAGACCAAAACGGTCGGAAGTCGTGATGTCGTAGGTCATCCAAGCCGCGTTATCAGTCCATGCCTGCTTGAAAGTGCCGTCCCAAATCCCGGTGTAAGACCTGGTCTCTGGGTTGTAATTGCTCGGCACCGACATTTTTTTCAGTTCGGTTTCAACGGTCACTGCCGGGATGTTGCGGAACTGCTCAGAGGAAAATTCGATATAGAGCAGTGCGGTGTTTGGATACCGAAGCTTGGCGTCGATGACTTCAGTGAAGCCCGCGATCTGCATGGTGTCGGCGATCTTGTTGTTGTTTTGGTTGGGCGTGATGCGAGTCACGCGCATCAGCCAGCCACTGGTTGCTGTCGGCAAATCGATGCGGCGTGTGCGCTCGTAGGTACTGGTGGTTTTTCCGTCTACAGCTTCGCTCAGCACTTGCTGATAGGCGCCGCCATCGGTGGCCAGCTCAACTTTGTACTCGATTCGGTAGCCGTTTGTGTTGCCGCTTAAGTCGACCGATTGCAACGCAGGCCAGGCGAAGCGCAGGCGAATGGCCGATAGCTCGGTATTGCTGATTGCCCGAACATAAGGCGTGCCGCTACGCAGCTCAATACCGAGGGCGGTTTCGTTCTCGATCGACGGAATACCTTGGATGTAGTCCTGCTCGACGGAGCCGTTACGGTACTCCCACTTCACATTTGGGAAGTTCATGTTGCCTTGCGGGTCTTGCAGAGGCGTGTTGTCGAGGTAGATGTCCTGAGCGGTCGGATTGCCGGCGAACTCGCCCTCACCCATTGCGATCAAGATCTTGGCCATGGCCACCGAGCGCAGGCTATCAGGCGCTTCTGTCGGCGTCTTTGGCTTGTCCGATCCGCCTTTGGCGCCGAAGATTTCAACTTGTTGTGCTGCGCCCATGCGTTTCTCCAGGCAATAAAAAACCGCCTCATGGGCGGTTGCGGTGTTCGATGGTTTGCCTACATCTGGTCTTCGGCGTAGATGGCGGCGCTGATGATTGCTCCGCCTACCCGACGCTTCCCATAACAAAGCGGGACCGGGTTACCGGATGCAGTGGTGTTCTTGGCGCTGCCGAAGGCATAACCGGGGGTGTTCTCAGGGGCCGCGCTGGTCTTAAGGCCCTCTGCTTGTGGGCTGAGAAGCTGAATTACACCGCCAGCAGTCAGCGCAATACCACCACTGAGCAAAGCCCCACTTAAAGCCAATGCAGCAGGTGTACTACCGGGCACGAAGAACGACGCAGCGACCATTGCCACACCTATGATGGTCTGGAGCGCGCCAGCCCTTTTACTGCCAGTAATTACTGGTGCGATGCGAATCTCTCCAACCCCACAATAGCCCAGTTCTTGCTCTTCCAAATTCTTGGAGCCGCGAAAGACCGCGAACTCAACGCCTCTGGACTTTGCATTAGAAAGGAAGCGCTCAAAGCCTTGGATCTGGACGCAAAGCGCTTTAATCGCCTCAGCAGGTGTTCTGACCGATAGCCTGAACTCCCGACCGAACTGCCTGAGAGCGCCGTAGAGCTTTACCGTTGTGAGTGGCTGATAATTGATCGCGACGATTGACATTTTTTCTCCCGCCCATAAAAAAACCGCCCGAAGGCGGCATTATTTTTACTCAATGTTCATATGCATTTTTTTACCGCATCGGAAACATCGCCTCTGCCTACCTGCACCCAGGCAATACGCTGGTAGTGGCGAACAAATGAGCCGGTCGCTGTCTTATCGATTTCGAGGAGCTCGTCCGTTTGTCCGACGCCGGGATTCGACATAACCAACCGATAACCGCGCTCAGTCTCGGTCATCGTCGAGCCAGCGTTCGAGTCTTGCCACTTTGGAAAGACGCAAAGCGCATATTGCTTGGGAGACTTCTTTGTCGCGGAAGAGAAAACCGGACTTCCTGATTTCAAGTCAGAAGGCGTTGTACACCCAGTCAGCAACGCTACCGCCATCGCTCCTACGATCAATTTCATGCGGGTCACTCCTTGTGGGAAAGCAGCACTCTAGCGCGGCCCTGTCCGGGCATCCAGTATGGAGGAAAGGT